CCTCGGCACGGATTCGATCGCGTTCAAGTGCCGTGTCAGCAAGCCGCATTCGTTCAGCACCAGCTCGGAAAGTCTTCTCGGCCACTCCGAAGGCGATGGCGCACTCGTCCCAGCCTTGGAGCTCGACGTCGAGGTCATCTCGATGTGGTCCACCACCGACGCCGCCAGCGGGCTCATCTCGCATCGCCCCCTCGGTCGCCGTGCTCGTTGTCGCTGGGCCGTTGCTTCGCTCGTAGCCCCGTCCCCGCGTTCCCGAAGGCCCCTGCGGCGATGCCGGTGGCGAAGGCCAGGGTGTTGGAGAGGACGAGCGTCGCCACCTGATCGCCTGAGTGCGGGTACTTCAAGATGAGGAAAACCACGCCGAGCACGAGCCCAACGGCGAGCATGAGCGCTGCGACATGGTGCCAGGTCACGGCCCTGTCGACTCCTCGGGCTCGTCGGGAAAGTTCACTACCGGGAACGGCAAATCCTCGGGGGGCGCTTTCTCTGGCTCAGGCGGTACCGACGCCAGGGGTCGCCCGAACTCCGGGGGGAGACGGAGGATCGTCCCGTCGGCCTTCACTTCGATCGGCTGGCCCGGGTTGCCGTACTTGGCTTGTATCTCGAGCGTCGCCACCTTCAGGCGCAGTTGCGCGGCTTCGCTCTGCGCGTTGAGCAATAGGAGTCCGATACGGTCGATGTCGTCGAGCTTGTCTTGGGTGTTCATGGCGCTCCTACGGGATGACGGTAAAAGAAGGCAGGACCCAGCTGCCGAGGAGGATTTGGCCGGAGGGCACCAGCGGGTGAGGACCGCCGCCGGCGAAGGGCCCGTTCTGTAGCCCCGGCTCGGGGGTGTTGTTCTGGCTCTCCCAGGTCAGAAGCGGCGTACGCGCGTCGACATAAGTCGCGTTGTAGGTCACGCACAGCCCTTGGACCATCGAGTTGAAGGCCGCGATAGGACCGTCGAGGAGGGCGGGGGCGTTAGGTCCCCAGGATAGCGGCCCCGAGGCCCAGTGCTCGCCGTAGCAGAGTAGCGACAAGCATGCGATCTGAACCGTCGACGACCAGGCGCGGATCTGGGTGAGGATCGACGTGTAGTTTGTCGTGGACGTGCCCAAGCCGACGCTGTTGATGCAGTCATTGATCCCGATGAGGATCACGATGATGTCGGGGTTATAGTTCGTGATTCTGGTCGGCACTGCCGCCGCAATGTCTGACGTTTGGTTCCCGGCGATCCCGGTGTTGACGGTTCGGATCGTCGACTGATGCGACACGGCCCTAACCGTCGACGAGGTAGACCCGGGTCGAAGGATCGTTCCTGAGTTAGTCGTGGGCACTGAGTAGCGGGGGGCTACGACGGTCGGAATCTGGGCATTGATCTGATCGACAAACCCCCCGGCCACCTCGGGCCAACCGGCGGCCGTGATTGAGTCGCCAGTGAATAGGAGCAGCTTTCCGCCGTGGACGGTGATCACGTAAGAGCCGCCGTGCTCTTCCACGCCCCGTTGTAGGCGTAGATTTTGTTATTGGTGCTGTCGTAGTGAAGGATTATTTTCCCCGTGCCGATGGGCGACGGAACCCCCGTCGGAGCCCCCGCGCACGAGGGGATTTCCAGGTAGCCGACGGTCGCCGTGGTGTTCAGAGCACCGTTGGCGCCGATCTGGAAATTCTTATCCCCGAACAGGTACAGGTTTCCGCCGCTGCCGTTTTGGCCGAACCCGCGCAGAGCGTCGATTCCGATCATGTACGAATAGCCGAAGCCAGCCGTCATGATCCCGAGTTGCCAGTCGAAGAACACGAGCGAGGTGCCATTCACCACGACCCGGACGTCTCCGTTCCCGCCGATGCCAGCGGAGGCCATGAGGCCAGCGGTTGGGAACGACTGAAACGAATAGGCCGGCGCGCCGACGAGTCCCGAGGCCGCGAGTAGCTGACCGGGCCGGAGGTCGAGCGCCGTCACCTGAGCACCCGCACTCAAGAGTTTGAGGACCCACTTTGACGCTTCGACCCCGGGGGTATTGGTCGTCAGCGTCGTGATTAGCTCCAGCGCGTTGACGTCCGAGGCGCTGGCGTTCGGTAGCGTCACGAGGGTATCGGACCCGAACCCCCCGGAGATCGCCGTGATGGGCGCTCCCTTCCCCGCCGAATGATCGTGGGTGTCGATCGTAGTCATGTTCGCCGTGAGCTCGGACGCCCACGTCGGCCCCGGGGTGGTCCCGGGGATCGGGAGGTACAGACTCATCAGCGGCGAGATTGGATCCGGCATGCTAGTTCCCCGCGACGCATACGTATGCGTGGTCGATGTTCTGAGTGCGCGCCGCCGCGGTCGTGCCGTTCGCCGTGGTGGAGAAGATCTGCCCCGGGTTGGTTCCGATGTTGGCGACCACCGTGGAGCCCACGATCACGCCATCGATGGCGAAGAAGACGGAGGTTCCGTCGTTCCACCCTTCGAACGTGTGGAAGTTGGTATCGACCGCGATGGTCGAAAGCCCCGTGGTCGCGGTCCCGCCATTGACGGTCACGCGCCAGGAGAAGACGGTCGCCGAAAGAGAGCCGATGAGGCCCACCTCGGCCAAGGGGTTCCCCCCGTTGTTGGCGACCTCGTAGCCGACCTCAGCCTGGACGTCGACGGCCGTGGTGAGCTGCGCCCGGTACTGGAAAAACCAGCGATCGGTTTGCATGTTCGCGACCTGGCAGATCGGCGACCCGTGAGGCTTGATAGCCGCCGAGCTCGAAGCCGTGGCGCCCGACGTCAGATTAATGCAGCTCCGAAGAGTCGCCGACATTGCCACGGCGCCCGTGCTCACGACTGCGGCGACGTGATACTGATCATTATCGAAGTCCGAGCCGATGACCTTGGTGACGGTCGGGCCGACGAGAGCTTGGGCCCGCGCAAGCGCAGCTCCGGCCGAGCCTCCACCTCCGAGTCCGCCGGTGTTGAACGGGACAGCGGCGGCCCCGTCGATGCTGGCCTGAATGCTCGACCCGTTTCGGGTCAGGCGAATGGCGCCGACTGGCCCGACCGTGTCGCCCGATGCCATGATGTCGAGCTGAGCTACCGACAGCGTTGGATTTCCCACGTTAAACCTCTCCCCCGAAGAATTGTCCGGTGATGACTTCGGTTCCCGATGTCTGTGTGTATTGGAACTGGATCGCGAAGTAGGGCCACGCCCACGTCGAAAATCGATCGTTCTGCACGCCCACGAACGCCGCCGCGAATTGGTGAGTCCCTGGGATCGTCGACGCTCCGGCTGCTCCGTAGTCCGCGCTGACGTCGGTGAACGTCCCCGGCTTCTGGACGGGCCGCGTGGGATCGTAATCATTCGCGGCGAGGACTTTCCACGTCCCGCCAGCGCCCGTCCCCGTCCCCTGGACGAAGAGAGAGATCTCGCCCATCTTGGCCGTGACGAACTTCTTCGAGAACATGCTGACAGCCCCGGTAACGGTGAAGGCCCCAGTCACGTCGGTGGTTACGCCAGCCGACGTGAGAAATGGGGCCGGGTCTGGGAGTCTTTCTGCGTCGGACATGGATCAATCCTCCTTGCTGATCGAGTGGTACGTCTTCGCCACTCGGGAACCGGCAGCGCTTGACGGTGATTTACTGGCTTGGCCTTGGGCTTCGTCTCCGAGCATCGATTGGATCGCCTGCTGCAGTCCTGGCGCGGCGAACGATCCGAGAATTAGGGCGAGCTGTCGTTCCTTCTCGCGGGGCAACACCCAGCCGCCCTTGATGGTCTGCTCGGCTAGGGCCTGGACGATCTCCGAAGTCATCATCTCGAGGATCGCCGGATACATCGCGGTCAGGCAGTCGACCGCGTGGCCCGTGAGTCGGCCCTCATGAATCCACTGGAGGACATAGAGCGGCTCCTCAGCGACGGTCACACATCGCCCCCAGCGGTAGATGTCGACGCCCGCCGGGTCCCGCTGGCGGATGCCGGTCATCTGGGCATCCGCGTTGTGGGGCATCTGGTCGGAGACGTACTGCACGACCTTTTGCAGGGCCCCGATATAGCCGGCCGAGATGTCGATCACATCGGGAAGCCCCGATAGCAGCTTCTCCATCCTCGGCTCATCCTCGGGGTCGTAAGCGGCAATTGCCTTCGATAGCTTCTTCCAGTCGTAAGCGACCTTTTCGAGGTCGAGCCCGGGCCATGTCGTACCGGCGACGTAGTGGCGGATCGCTGAGCGAATCTTGCGGGGGATGCCTTGGGCCCGTTCGAGGTCGGCGATCGTCAGGTACTTCGGATCGCCCTCGATGTAGTCGACGAAACCCGTAGTGGCGACGAGGAGAGAGGGATCGATCATTGCGCCCCCGCAAGCTGCAGATTCGTGGCGGTGTTCTCGGCGGGGGCGGCCTTCGAGATGGCCGCGGCCAGCTTGGCGGGCGACCATTGCTCGTCGATCCCTTGCTTCACGAGCTTGGCGATGATGGGGTCGACCGCCCGCCCGATCTTCGGCATGGCCGAGTGGATCACGTCCGCGGCGACCAACGCCCCTCCAAGTCCAGGGTGCCCGAAGTGGGTCGCGGCGCCGGCGGCCGATGCAGTACCGAAATGCTTCATGCCGTGGAGGAGCGCCGTCAGGCGGTTCGGGGCGCCGGGATTGGATCCCGCCCGCCCCTCGACGGCCTTGTTGATCCGCATGGCCGCAGTGATCTGGCCATTCGCGTGGAGCACCTGGGCGGCTACGCTTTCCGGGTTGGCCTTCGCGAACTCGACCGCATCGGCGTAGGGCATTCCGGTAACGTGCTCAAGGAGGGCATCCCCGGTGGCCTCGGATGCCATCTGATTCGCCTGGGCGACCGCGGCCTCGGCTGCCGTGCCCTTGCCGTACTTGCCGAGTTGCTGATAGCCCGACTGCTCGTGTCGGAGTTTCTTCGGGTCGACGACGCCATCAGTGCCGATCCGCCCATGGAGCTCGTCCCGAATGCCCTCGAGGTGATCGGCGATCTTGTTCTCGACCGCGTTCCCCTCCCGAAGCCCGGCGATCCGAGAGTTGAGCTTGGCCGCTACCGACGCCGTAGGAACGCCGCCCTTGAGGGGCGTCACGGCCTGTTCGGCCTCCCCGGTCACGGCCGGGGCGAAGTCGGGCGGCGTATACCCCGGCTTCGCTGCGTCGGCGTAAATGCGGTCGAGGGTGGTGGATCCCGTCTTGGCGAGCTTGTCGGCCTCGGACAGGAGGAGCTTGCCCTCGCCGGTGGCGGCATGTACCGCCGCGGCCTTGCGGAGCGCCGGGCGCTCGGCCATAGCCTCGCCGATCTCGTCCGCCTTCTGCTCGAGCCCCCGCCGGGCGGACTTACCCGCCCCGACCCCGAGATCTTCGGTGCCGCGAACCGCCATCCGGTCGAGGGCACCCCGCGCGACGCCCTGCACCCCTCGCCCGATAGCGCCGGCCACCGGAGCTATCGCCCTGGCCCCTATCTCGCCGACAGCGCCCCCGACCGGGAGCCCGGCCACATTCCCGAGGGCATTCGCCCCCGGGGCAAGGGCGGCGTCCTGGGGCGATTCTGCGGGGGGTCCACCCATGGCCTCGACTGCGCTATTCGCGAACGGGATGTTCGAATTGACGCCCCGCATCCCCTCGCGCAGAGCCGCGCCGCGCTTCTCGGGCGTCCCGAGGGTGTCGACCGGATGGGTGATCGCCCGGGCCGCGAAGTCGTTGGCCTTGAGCAGGCCGGAGCCGATGTCCTTGAACGGCTGCGCGATCTGAGAAAGGACGCTCGGGGATTCTTGCGCAGGTTGCGTAGGGGCGCCGGCCGGGGGAGCGGCGGGGGCGCCCGCGCGCTGGGCCTTGATGGACGCGACGATCTGATCGGTGGACACGCCCGAATCGGCCTGCTTCCGCCAATATGCCCGCTCGTCGTCCGTGAGCGCCATCAGAGCCCATTCTTTTCTGCGAGGGCATCGATCGCGGTCTCGATCGGATCCGGGCGGCCGCCCGGCTTCCCGACGGCTCCGGCCGGCGCCGGAGTAGCCCCCGCCGCATTCAGGGCCGCTCGCTTCAGCACCTTCATCGTGTCGAGCCCGGCCTTGACCTTCGCGCGCCACTGCGGCATTCCGGCATCGGTATGCGGAAGGTCTGGAAAGATGGCTTCGGCGCGTTCCTTCCCCGCCTCGACGCCCATCGATTCCTTGAGTGCCGAGGCCGCTGCGTTTCGAAGCGACGCCACCTTGGCATTGGCTTCTGCACGCGCCGTGTTGCTCTTTTCATTGCCGATGCCGATGGCGCCCTTGATCACGCCGAAATTCGTCGGAGCGCCTTTCTCGACCATCGCGAGCGCTTCATCCCCGTTCGCGATTGCACCCTCGATGAGGCCGAGTTGTGCGCGCGCGGCCGTGAGCCCGCGTACCGTCGTCTGGCTGGGGTTGACGACGTAATGAACGCCCTGGGAATCGAAGTTGGTCGGAATCTGACTTCCCTTCGCCGCGGCGGCATCCTGGGCGGACTTCCTGACCGAGGTGACGAGCCCTTGAAGCTGCGCGGGTTTCATGCCCGGATAGAGATGCTCCGCGAAGGCCGTGACCGTCGGGTCATTTTCGGGGCCTTGGTTCTTCTGCGCGAATGCCGCCAGCTTGGAAAGGGCATCTCGCGGCGTGCCCGAGCCTCCGCCCTTACCCGGGCGTACCTGCATCGTATCGGTGAGCTTGATCTCGTGCTCTTTGCCGAATTCCTGCTCGGCCTTGGCGGCCTTCGCATCGAAGCCGAGCTGTGCGAGGGTCCCGGCCTGCTGTGCCTTCGGGATGCCGAGCGCGGCGAGTTGAGCCGCCGCGTGCTTGTTCAAGTCCTGGTAGATGAGCTGTTTTCGGACGGCGAGCTTGTCGAGCGCGGCTTGCCCCTGGGCATCGAGGTCCTTGTTGAAGCCGTGCGTGAGTTCGATTGCCTTGATCCGATTCTCGATCTCCGCGGCATGCTGCTTCTGGTCGTTCGCTATCTGCTGGTCGATCCGCTGGAGGGCGACATTCACGCCCCCGGTATTGCCCCGGGCGAGGCCACCGAGCGCGATCGAGAGGTACCCGCGCGCCTTCCTGCCGCCCTCCCAGTCCCGGAAGCCGCCGGGCCCCTTGTCGGCCTTGAGGGCGTCGAGGTCGGACATATACCTATTCAGGCGAGCTTCTTTTTGCTCCTGTTGGAAAAGCTGCTCGGCCTGATATTCGGCGTTCGCCTGCCGCGTCGCCTCGTCGGTCTTCTCGGCAAGCTCCCTGTTGATCTGGGCTTCGTCCTCGGCGGTCTTCGCCTGATCGCCGGCGAGCTTTCTCTCTCCCGCGATGGCGGCCTGACCGGCTTCATAGCCCTGCTGCATCTCGCCAGGGAAAACCGGGGTGACGACCGTTCGGGAGCCTTTGACTACCGACATCCCCGGGGGGGCGGCCGTGGGCTGGGGGACCAGGGGGATGACGGGGGCAAGCGGGGCCTGTGCAGCGCCCTGCGTCGGAGCCTGTGGCATCGCCTCGGGCGGGGGCTCCCCCGCCAGTCCGGAGGGCAGGGAGGCGTCAGGCATCGCCATCGGAGCCGGCGGGGGCGCGTCCTGCCCCCCTACCAGCTCCATGGGATCGCCCATGGGCTGGCCGCCCTCTGCAAGGGCCCTGGCGAGCTCGTCATCGTATCCTGGGGCGCTCATGCGGCTTTCCGCTTCCCTCGCCGTTCGATGTCAGCCATGGCCGCCATGAGGGCCGAGACCGCCATCGGGATGTTGATGACCTTCAGGCCCCCAGACTCCGAAACCATGCCCTTGCCGAGCTTCCCGGACTTCTCGATATCTTGGGCCATGACCCCGAGGTGTTGATCGCCTTCGGTTGATGGGCCGATGTCGCCTTCATATCGGAACTTCTTCGGGAGCAGGGCCGCGAACATCTCGCGTGCCGAAGCCGCCCCGGGCTTGACGTCCGTCTTCACCCGCTCGTCGCTGGGGAGGTCGGCGCCCGTGGCGATTAGGTCGTTGTTGTTCTTCTGGGCGGCGGCCTTGGCGTAGTTCTCGGCGTTGATCTTGCTGACGTCGGCATTGAGCGGCGTCGCCGTCGCCTGGTTAGCAAGCGAGCCGATCCCAAGCTGCTGGGTGATGTTCTGGCCCTGCGTCGTGACGGCGGCGTTTTGGTTCGCTTCGTTCGCCTGCTGGGTGAGGTTTGCCTGGTTCGTGGCGCCGGTGATGTCCTGCCCGCGGATCGCCGTGCCGCTGGCCGTGATCCCCTGCCCGCTCTGCGTGATGCCTTGGCCCGTGTTGGCGATCCCACTCCCCAGGTTCCCGAGGGTGGCCCCGGTCCCGGACATCGCCGAGCCGGCCCCGAGCAGTCCTTGGCGCGCCTGATCCATCTCGGCAGCCCGTCGGATACCAGCGTCGGCGGCGGTCTGAGTGGCGATTCCCCCAGCCCCGTTGATCGCCGCGCGGAGAGCCATGGCGCGGTTAGCCCCGGTGGCGCTATTGGCCACGCCGTACTGATTGGCGATGCCTTGACCGGCGAGCCGCTGCGCGGAGAGGTCAGCGACGCTGGGCGCCCCACCCGAAAGGACGTCCCGATATGACTGCGCGGCTTCGCCTTGGGTGCCGAGTCCCTGCTGGGCGGCTCCGACTCCCTGCATCTGGGTCCCGACCGCCCCCTGCTGGACGCCGATCCCCTGGCGCTGAACGCCAACGCCTTGGCCCTGGACGCCCCGCGCTTGATTGCTCTGTGTGGTGTCGATGGTCGTCCCGTGAATCTGGGGAGCCATCGTCGGCTTAAGGTTGGCGTATTGCTGAGAAAACTGATTGCGCTGCTGCTGGGCGGCAGCCGTGTCGGCGTTCAGGGCCGTAAGATCGGCTGGGCCGTAGGCTCCTGTGCCGGCGATTTTGGGGCCAATGATCGGGACGCTGGAGATCTCCTTTTTGATTCCCCCCGTCACCTGATCGGCGAAGCTCGTCGGGGGCCGGTTAGGGTCATAGTTCACGCCCCCGGGCGCGAAGCTTTGTGCCCATCCGTAAAGTCCTGGTGCTACTGACATAATTGCCCCCTAGACCTTCAACATTCGTTGCGCCGGCTCGGCGCGATAGAGTCCATCCTCGATTCCGATCAGCGACGCGATGGCCTGCAGCGTGAAGCCGCCGCTCGTGCCCGTCGTGAGTTGGGTATCCCATAGCTTGAGCTGATAGGCGGCTGACTGGCGCTTCTTGGGCCTGATTTCGAGCCGCAAGACGCCATCGGTTGCCCCATAGACCCCGGTCCCGAAATCGACCGAGCCATACACCCCGCTCACTTCATTGGCGGTATAGGTGGTCGTCGGGAACGCTTCGGAGTTGTAGCCGAGTGAGGCGTTCAGGGTGTGATCGCCGCGAATCTCCCCGAGTAGCTGCAGCTCGAGGAGGCAGAAGTACCCCCGCATCCCCGCCGGGGCGATGATCGCGAAAAGCAGCGTCGACGAGACGAAGGCGCCGTCATCGCCGAAGATGCCCGGCGTCTCCTTGTGGACGACCCCGTCGGCCCCGACATAGCAAGGCACCCCAGACCAATTGCAGGCCGATCGCGCGGGCTGGTTGTCGAACAGCGTCCAGCAGGAAAACTCCGTATCCCACACGAACGTGTTTCCGCTCGCCGTGTAGAGCCGAACTTGATGCAGTTCGGGGACGTCGAGGCCCGCCGTGATCGCTTCGGTCCCCAAGGTATCTTCGATGTCCCCGCCGATGTACTTGACGCTCCAATCCCAGCCGAGGAGGTGAAGCCCCTTGCTCGACTGGAAGAAGATCCCAGCCGTGGAGACGACGACGGCATTTTGGCTGATAGCCCCGAGCGCATGAGGGAGCTTGAACGGCGTTGGAATTTGGAAGCTGCCGAAGCTCGCATCGGGAAACTCGCCCGTAACCGTCCAGATCGAGTCAGCCGTGAAAACGACGATGTTGCGATCTCGCCCGACGATGGCCGTGACGGCTCCCGTCACCCGGAAGATGAAGCCGTCGAAGTAGGAGACGCCCGACTGCTCCCCGGTGACGTACTCGTTCGAGAACCAAACGGCGGTAGGATCCTGGTCCACGCCCGCCAGGAAGATCCGATTTTGCGCCGTGGCGATCAGGGTGCAGGGGGGCGGGGGGATGTGCTCGACGGGTTGACCAGCCCCACCGTCACCGGCATAGAGGGCCGGGCGCGTCCCCCAGTCGGTCAGCGGCAGCGAGCTTCCGACCGCGGGGAAATAGGCATTGTCCTTGAGACTGTCGACGATGGTGACCGTGTCGGCGGTCGTGACGTTCGGGACGATGGCCGAATTGACCAGCTTGAACACCGTGGGCGAGGTCGGATCGTTCCGGTAGACGTTCAGGGAGATCGTGGTGTCTGAGGTGAGGTTGTCGGTCGGCACCTCGATGTTGATGTCGTTCGTGGAGGTGGCCACGAAGAAGAAGATCGGCGACGGGGCTGATTCGTAGACGTTCCCGACGGCGTCTTGCTTGATGTAGGTCACGCGGTAGCCGTAGGTGGCCCCGATGGTCTTGGAAGGCCCCGAGCCGGCAGTGCCATTCACTCGCGCGGCCTCGGGGAACACGTTGAAGCCCGATTCGATCGCGTTCGCCCCGTCGAAGATCCACGGGATGGAGCCCGGGTAATGCAGCACCCCCCCGAGCTCGGCCGGCTTGCTGAGTGCTGGCGATGAATCGAAGGTGACGAGATCGATCCCCTGGACTTGGGTTCCCACGGGAGTCGCGGCCGTCTGATTCACGGCCGTATGCCCCGCCATTGCCGCGATGATCGCCTTCGTGCCGATCTGAGTGACCCATGGGATCACTCCCGTCGCCGTGCTCGCGTAGTTTTGCCAGAGCGGGCCGCCGACTCCGACCTTTCCGACGATCTGCTTTGTCGCCAGGGCGACCAGATAAAGCTCGGGCTGGAGCAGCGAATCGAAGCGCGCCATCGCGTGCCACGCGCCGTTGACCAGAAACGCCCGGGAGGCGAAGTTGATACTTCCGATCCACCGATTGCTAGTTCCGCCGGTGGTCTGAAGAAGCTTGTAGAAGCCGGGGACCTTGTGATCGTGAAACAGGGTCATGACCCCAACGGAATTGACCCACCCAACGAAGTTCGAAGCCACGTCGGTCACCGTCGCATCGAGGACGACGTTAGAGAGCAGCACCGACGTGGAATCGAACGTCAGCAGACTGATCCCGTTCGTCGCATCCCCGATCACGAGGTAATAACGCCGTGGCGTGCCGAATGGATTCTGGGAGAGCCACATGGCGTTGAAGAGGCCGAGCGTCGCCGTGCTGCTCGAGGTGATGAAGCTCTGAGTAGCTGGATTCCAGACGCCCACCGTGGTCGAGGTCGCGCCGACGTTTCGGATCGCAATAACGAACTTCCCTTCCGGGTTCTGCTGAACGTCGAAGGGGGATGATGTGGGATCGAAGTTGAGAGTGAAGATCGTCGGCGCGGCGCTCGGGTTGTTGGCGATCACCCTCACGACGGCGAGCGATGTCGCCGCCACCTTCGGCGCGAAGATGTAGAAAAACCCATCCCCGGGGGCGAAGCTCTGCGTCTTATAGGTGAAGACGTAAGCTGCAGCACTCGGGACATTGGTCTCATGGGCCGACCAGTCGAAGAAGTCCCGCCCTCGAACCGAAAACCGAAGCCCGTCTTGCTCGTCATACCAGGCGATGATCTCGTTCCCGCTCGCCGTGTCGTATGCGTGCGACGGCGCCACCTTCTGATAGAGCGATTGACTGATGACGTCGGTGTCAGACGAAAAGTTGTAGCCCTGCCGCGAGTGAGTCACGTAGGCGTTCTGGCTGGTGTCGCGGACGAAGACTCCCTGGGCGTTGTCCTGCACGAGCTGTAGGCCGAGGGTCACAAGGTGGAGCGGATTCGTCATCCCAACGGAGCCCGTATCCGTCGCGGGGATTGAAGTGGTCCCGTAGCGCTTCGAGAACTCCACCGAACCAGCATCGGCGCCCTTGAGCACCTGGACGTTCGTGGCCTCGATCATCTCCCCCGGGACAGAGAGATTCCCCGAGGACTTTTGGGAAAGTCCCCGAAGGGTGACTGGGGCCGGTGTGCGCTGGACCGCCATCGTTACCCGAGGGTGATCAGATCTCCCGAGAAGGTGAGAACCAGCGACGCGGCGACGCCCGCGAAGGCTTGAATGATCGTCGCTGCGGCCACGGGATGCAGGCACCAGACGTCGAAGACAGAGCCCGACGGGATGCTGAGGACGTCATAGATACGAGTGGCCGCCGCATCGGCGCCAATGCTCATCGTGAACGTCACGGCCGCCCCCGTGGGGTTGCTGACGTGGATGTAGCGGATGATCGCCAGCGAGGAGGCGGGGACCGTGTACTTCGTGGCCGCGGCGTTGGTGAGCTGGGCGGGGCCGAAGAATTCAGTGAGTGCCTTGGACATTACTTCGATCCCTTCTTTGGTTGAACCGCCCGAGCGGCGCGGCGGGCGTCAAGCTTTGCCTGGACTGCAGCGGGGCCCACGACCTCGATCAGTGCAGTGATGATCTCGTGCAAGATCGCGATCTGCGTCTCGAGCGAGGGCGCCGGAACGGGAACGCGAGCCGCTAGCTTCTGCGTCTCATGGATCTTCTGGGCGAGCCTTCTCATGGGGTCGTGCTATCCGCGATGAGGCCCTGAGTCGCGAGGCCGCTGATCAGTGAGGCGAGCGCGGCGTTTCCTCCGCGTGACCCCGTCACCGTCTGGCGGGCCGCAGGCTGCGCGCCGCAGAAGCCGACGTTTCCATCGAGCCGCGTACCGCCAGCCTGGACCCACACGGCATACTTGTTCGTGATGGTCATGCTGCCGGATGTGCTAGGGGCATCCTTCACCGTAAAGGTGGCTGCATTTGTGATCGTGAATCCGTTCCCCGTATAGGATGGCGACGGGATCGTGAAGGCGTTGAATCCGCTCGCAGTCGTGATATTCGTCGAGCCGCTAATCGCCGCGCCAAGGCCCCAGTAGACAGCGTCCAGCGTCGCGCCGGCCGCGCTCGCGACGGCCGGTTGATAAAGCGTGACCATCTGTGCGGCGGTATAGTTCGTGAACTGTGTTGCAAGCCCGACGTTGACGCTCCCCCCCTGGATTCCTATTTGTCCAGTTGTGGAAAGGAAGATCCTTCCGCCGGCCACCGTCGCGTCGGCCGTGCCTGCATCAATGGCGAGCTGACGGACGGTCCCCACGCCTCCCTTCTCGCTTACGAGATTCCAGACGTTCCCCGACCAGAACGCCCGCACGCGCTCATAGTTTGCGCCGGTGGCGTTGTACCAGGCTTGAAACGCAGTCGGCCCAATCACGAGCTGCTCATCCGCGGCGGCGTTGAAGGTGAAGAGTGAATCCCCCACGGGCGCCGTGGTGGTCCCGCTACTTACGAGGACTTGGCCCGCAGTCGGGAAGGCGTTCGCGGTGACATTCCCGCTCGCATCGGTCAGGAGCGCGCCGGCGCCGTAATGCGCAAGTTGGACGTTTCCCGAGCTATCGATGATCAGCCGGCCGACATTGTTGGTGTAGAGCTTGAGAGACTGCGCGCCCAGCGTGCCGATCCAGAAGGTTCCACTACCCGCCTTCTGGATCGATTGATCTCCTCCCCTGGTGAGATTCAAGGAGATCGTGTTGGTGTCGGCAGAGGCGAGCGTTAGAACGTGGTTCACGTCGTCGAACGTGAAGCTGAAATTCCCCATAGGCCCCGTGCCGTTGGAGTAGACGACTTGTCCGGCGGCGGGCCACGCCAGCCAAGGCGCCGTCGGATAGAACGAATCGCTCTCGCCTTCGCCGTCCGTCCCAGGAGGCCCCGCCGATCCAGCGGTCCCCGTTGGGCCTCGAGGGCCAGTCAGGCCCGGAACCCCTGGCGCCCCTTCGTCGCCATCCTCGCCGTCAGTCCCCGGAGCGCCGACCGTGCCCGGGAGGCCTGCGACACCCTGTATACCGGTCTTGCCAGTGGCCCCGGGAGGGCCTAGAGAGCCCTCCTCGCCGTCCGCCCCATCTGCCCCCGGGGCGCCAAGGGACGCAATGGCGGGCCCCGCAGGGCCCCCGCCGGTGACGATAACAGGGGTGTTGTTGATGACCGACTGCTGGAAGGCCATCGAGGTCAGCGCATCGAGGTAGTCGTAGATTCCGACGAGGGCTCGTTCCCAGGTCGGCTGATCCTTGGGGCCGAGGACCCGGAGGATCTTCGCGGGCGGCTTCTGGGGGGTGAGCGCCATCAGAGCCCCCATTCGGAATCTGCGATGCTCGCTCTGTCGGTGTCGACATCGGGCGCCTGGTCGGGCTCGTCATCTCGGCGAGGCGCCTCCTCGCTCATTGCCGCGAGTACGGCGTTCATGTTCCCGAACTGGGCCGAGGGGTCGAGCTTGGCCTTGACCAGCATGCGGGAGGCCGCGTAGTCGACGATGAAGTCGCTCCACTGATCCATCAGCGCATCGAGGACGTCAGTCCCGTTCACGAGGACCGGAGCCGTGGGGTAGTACCAAATGCGATAGCTCCCCGAGAGGTCGAGAAACTCAGGATCGAGGCGGATTAGGGTGTCGACCCGGTGAGCTCGCCGACCCGAATGGTAGGAGCCCCGCTCGCGCCACGTGAAATGGCGAACCGGCGACCAGCGCGAATTAAAGAAGATGTCGACGCCACGGCTCTTGAGGAACAGGGCCGGCAGCGGCGCCGTGGTGGCTCCCGGCGCTACCGTGAACGACTGCGAAAGGATGTAGGCGTCGGTGTAGACCTTAACGTAAGCGAGATAGAGCTTTCGGAGCCCGTCGTTCACATAGGTCGTGATCTCCGTGTCGTCACAGAGGGGGTCATTTTCGAAATCCGCCGACTGTCGAGCGAGCAGAATCAGCTGTGTAAGGCTCTTAGCCATTCTCGCACGCTCGGCAGCTACGTCGCCCGCTCGCCCGCACCTTCACGTTGTCTGGCGTGTACTCATGGCCGCGGATGCAGAACGTTCCAGGCTCTCGCCGCTTCGCACGCCGTCGCATGTTTTCCTCGTGCGTTACCGCTTCGAGGTGTGCGGGATTCACGCATGCGGGATTCTTGCAAAGATGGTCGATCTCCAGGCCCTTCGGCATGCGACCATTCGCCATCTCCCAGGCGACACGGGGTGCGCGCTTCATTGTCTGACCAGCGACGGGCCGGAAAATCCCGTAACCGTCCTTGTCCCGATAGGCAAGCCATGGCCAACAGACGTCGGAATCCTCAGCGACGCAGACCTTTGACCAAAAGCGCGCAGTAACCCCCATGTCGGCGGACTGCCGAGCGAGGAGAATCAAGTTTGTGAGGGATTTGGCCATGAGAAACCGGGGCCGCGGTTATGAGTCGCGGCCCCGGGATGTCACTTCAGCTTCCTGATAGCCGCCGCCAGAGCCTCGTCGACCGCCGCGGTATCCGCGTCAGTGATGCCCAGCGCCTCGGCCAGCTTCGCCCCCGGCGACTCGTCCGATTCCTCGGCTGCGTCGTCGGGAGCACCTTCGGCGTCGTCCATCGACATGGCGGGAGCTTTCGCCTTGGCAATGGATTTGCCGATCTTCTCGTACAGCGGGGCAGCCATCAGACGGTGCTGTCCTTGAGCTGCAGGTGGACGTTCATGATCGAGCCGTTGGGCGGGTTCGCCGCGGCTCCCGTGTCGGTTCTCCTCCAGGTGACGACCACCAGCGGTTGCGCTGCGTTCAGCGTGACCGTGGTGACCTCCATCTGGACGCCATCGGCGACGGCAACCGCCCCGATGATCTTCCCCTGAGCATCGACGAGCCCCTGCCAGCGCTGATCGAGGTTCAGGGTATAGACGCCCGCGGTGCCCAGGACTGCGGCGGCTGGCGAGCGAGTGAAGCCTTGCTGACGGGTGAAGGTTCCGACCGCACCAGCCGCCCCGATGGCAACCGCGAGATACAGATCCTTGACGCCAGCTTCGGCGGCCTTGTTTGCGTAGCTGAAAATTGCCATAGGTTCTCCTGGTTCGACCCGCCAGCCGCCGCCCCGAAGGACGGCGACCAGCGGAGCGGGTTAGGCGATCTGGCTCACGCCGTTTTTCTGCGGCGCATTGCAGACGAACAGGAAGAGCGCCTTGAGCCGGGCGATCTGCGAGTCCGTCGACGGATCGTCGATCATCGGGCTGTTGGTGCTGTTGTAGGTCCCGTTGAAGATCGGGTCCTTGTTCGTCCCCTCGGGGGCGACGCGCATCTCCAGTGTGTCCATGGTCAGACCGAAGATCCGGTCGGAGTACATGTAGGGCGAGCCCTTGACCTTGAACGGTCCCTTGGGGCCATTCACGAGCACGGTCTCGTAGAAGATCCCCGGGATGGGACCATCCGCATCCTGGGCGGGCATCTTGTAGTACGTGGTCGCGCCCTCGATCTCCTTGCAGAGACGGCCCACGAAGTCGTTCGTCGCGATGACGAGATCGCCCTTACCACCGGCGTCCCCGATCCGAGTCACGAGGTCGAACACCGCTTCCTTGGCCGACTTGCCACGGCCGTCGACCCGCACGCCCGCGAGGGCCTGCGGAGCAACAGAGCGATCCACGCCACCGACGTCGATCCCCGAGGGAGCGACCAGCGGGAACCAGCCCCCGAGCCCGATGCAGCTCAGAGTCCCCGCGTCGATCTTGTCGCCCGTCTGGAAGATGAAGTCGCCCACGGCCCACGGCGTGCCGCCGATGACCGAAGCCACGTAGGTGATGGTCCCCGCGTCGCGATCCACCGACTGCACCACAGGAGGGGTCGTCGGAGCGCGGAGCGAAGCCGCAGCCAGCGAAGCCGCGGCGACATGGGACTGGCCCGGGTCGACGAAGTTCGCATCACCGCGGGAGGCCAGGGTGACGATGTTGTTGGAGCCGCCCGTGATGGACAGAATCTGTCCGATCTCGTTGTAGCCCGACCGAATGAGCGAGTGCTCGATCGAGTTGGCCAGCGTCTCCGTGGCAGACGCGATCTCCTGAATCTTCAGGTTGACGGCCGCCCCGACTCCCTTCGAGAGGGAGATCATGGAGTTGTTCACGATCGCCTGAACGAAATCCTCCGTCCAGTCCATCGAGAACTTGACCTTCTTGGACAGCGCGCGGTTCGCGAGCGCCGACGCGAAGGTCTTCGACCGGCCCGGCTGCCCGCCGTACACCACCGGGACGGTGAACGACTCACCCCCGCCGACGGTCTTCTTTACCGCGCCGAGGAGGAACCGAGAGTCATCGCCGTAGAGCAGCGACTTGATCGAGTTGGCGTATGTTTTGCGGAGGACTGCATCCGAGTCCTGATTGGAAATGCCTGGAAGTGCCATGGTAACCCCCGAGAGTTACGTCAGGCCCGCCTCTCTCAATGCAGCTTGGAGCGCCTGTTTGACGGTCATCGTCCCAGGTGCCACGCGTGCTGGAGGATCAGCGAGGCCCGACGATGTGTGTTGACTGATCGTCGGTGACGGTTCGGGGGTCGTCGGGTCGCTGGGGTTCTTTGGCTTCGGCGTCCGTATCCTAGCATAATGGGCCTCGAGACTGTCGAACGCGCCGCGGAAGCGCTTCTCGACCTCCTCCTCGGACCACTTTGTTACGACGGTGAGCTTTCCATTGGCGTCCACGATTGGCTCGCCGTCGGGGCCACATTTGCAGCACTCATGCTGCCAGGCGTAATTGACCGCGTTGTAGGCGGTTGTCGCAGGGTCCTCGACTACCTCGGTATCCAGGGTGGCGAGGTTGGGGTACTTCGGCTCCCCGAACTCGTCGGTCTCCTCGATGATCTTCCCAACCTGCTTGATGTGCCCGTCGGTTCGGGCGTCGGCCGCCGCTTCTTCGGCCTTGATCCGCTCGTCCTCGCGGGCTTTCTCCTTGGCCTCGAGTGCGGCCGCGCGTTCGGCCAGGCTCTTGACCGACTCCTCGACGGGCTCGGCCTTCTTCGCGACGCGGGCGGCTAGCTTGTAGAAGTCCTCCCCCGCCACCTCAGCCAGCATGGCTTCGGGATCTTCCTCGTAACGCTTCTTGAGGTCGGCGAGCCACTGCTCCCGGGTGGGTTGGGCAACTGGAGCCGCGGGGGCCTTACGAAGCTCGGCCAGCTCGGTCTCGAGCTTGCGATTTGCGCGGATTGCACGGGCAAGCTCCGAGATGGGCCCAGGCTTCGCCGCTGGGGCTGTGACGGGCGTTTCGGGCGCGGCTGAGGGCTCGGCCGCGGGGGCCGCCTCCGTCGCTTCCTGCACTGCGCTGGCTTCCATCAGCCGCGCAGCTTTCGATAACTGTCCACCGCAGCAAACAGCGTGGCGTCACGATCGAATCCGACGGGCGTATCGTCCTCGACCAGGATCAGGGCGGCGTGAATCAGAGAAAGCGCAGATCTCTCTGCCTGTTTCTTGGCCTCCCTGAAGTTCACCTCTGATTCTTTGGGCTCACGATTCGGAAGTACCATGGTCACCTATTGGGGGAATTGGGTGGGTTGGGGTCCTGGGATTACGTTCGGTCCGGGAACGGTCTGGGGAGCCGCTGCCGCAAGGTCTCCAGTCGCCGCGGTCGGCCCGGGACCCGTAGCGCCGGCGGGCTGCCTGCCTTCGTCGAGGCGCTTCACGTCATCCCGCCAGTCGGCGAGCATGCCGAGGATGTCGGAGGGGGCCTTGTCGGCCTTGCAACGCCAGTACCGCGCGTTGGCCATGCTGAAAGCCTGTTTCAGGTCGAGCCCATCGTCGGGAGACTCATAGATTCCGTCTTCGACAATGCCGTCGAGGATCGACTCGATGGCGTCCCGGGCCGAAGTAAGCGGATTGATCTCCGCGCTGACGTCTGCGTTCAAGGTGAGGCGGGCATACGTCACCTTGTCGATGCTCTGCATCTGCAGGAGCTCGTTCGCCTTGTCGATCTGCCCCTCGGGTGTCCGCGGCAGGCTCGAGATCGGGAACGCGAGCTCGACCCGGTAACTACCTTCGGGCAACGCGACGTCGTCCCACTTGAGTTTGCGAACCGAGCGCTTGCCGGGGGCCTTGACCACCGGCTTGACTCGCTCGCACACGCGATCGAGTTTCCTGGTGCCGTCCGTGACGCATTCCTCGAGATTGCGAGCGAGGGTGGTATGCCGAGCGCTCGCCTGGTCGCCGTACTCTCGGATCGCCTCGCCGCTGTTGAGGCCCGAAGGCTTGAGTCCCTGGCTCTGGAAGTCATTTACCCCGAGGCGTTTCAGGATGCGCGTGCGAGTCGCGTCGCGGTCGCTATAGAGGTCAGGGGGGTTCGTCTGATAGACGACGAGGTCGGGCTTCGTACCCTTGTAGCTGGTGATCTGGGCCGTGCGGTTAATCAGTGAGTTGCTGTTGACGTTGGACTTCTCCTCGACCAGCCAGCGGTTTTGCGCTCCCCGGTGTTGGTTCTCCCAGATCACCGCGTTCTGTTTGTTGAGCCGGAGCTGATCCGCGAGCGTCTGCTCAACGACTCCCTGATATTGCCAGCCGGGCCCGACGTTGTAGCCCTTGAGGAAGAAGAAGGGATGATCCTCGTCTGGGGACATCTTCTCGTCGCAGATCGCGACGTCCCCCACGCTCATCATGTGCCGCCCAGCCTTCTCGCCGTCGATGCTCGGCGACCAGCCCTCGGCCAGGCAGACGAAGTCAGCGGGAATCTCGACGACCAGGCCCGGCACGTTGCCCGAGTAAGCCCCGGGGGCGTTCGCGATCTCGTCGGCGTGCTCCGGGTACTTCCGCATCAGTCCTTTGCGGAGCACGAAGCGACGGTGATAGATGGGCTGCTTGTCGCCGGGGATCAGCGAATAGGCTCGATCCCAAAGCACCTCACTCGGTAGGCATCGCTCGACCCCGATGTCCTGCTTTCGCCCCTTCTTCGTGACGACGATCTTACCGACGCCCCACGCCCAGGTGAGCATGTCCCGAAACATGTTCGGCAGCTCATCGTAGAAGCCGCAGTCTTTGAGCAGGCCGTAGAAGTAGTCGCCCTTGCGCGTGGCCTTCGTCCGCTGGGAATAGTCCCCATCGGTCGTAACGAAGTTGCACCAGGGGCGAGCGCTGCCGACCGTGCTGGTGAGGGTCTCGACGCCGATCGCGATCTGATTGTCGCTCGAGATGTCGAACGACAGCATCGAGGGGAGCGTTCCCCCCGGATAGTTGTAGCCGCGGGCGATCGTCAAACCGTAGATGTTCGGGAGGCGCCTACCGCTCGCATACTGCTGGTAGACGTACCCATCGCACATGTATTCGAAGTTGAGCTGCTCGACCCTGGCGACCTCGGCCAGCAGCTTGCGCGCGGCGACGTCGGGCTGTTCCTCCTCGTCCCATGTGGGCTCTCGGAAGTCCTGGATCACTTCGCAGCCTTGCGGTTGACGAAGTCTTCGAGGGCATCGCGCTCGGGCTCCGAGTCATCCGTCTTGGGGACGACCACCGGAGCCGCGTCGGGCTCGGCCGGATCGCAGGTGAATGAGTCGACGGTTACGAGATCGGTGCCACTGCCGACGAGGTGCGCGCTCCGCAGGGCCAGCTTGCGCGACGCCAGGAACTCATGGAGCTCCACCAGCGTCACTTGGCCTTCTTCTTGACCTTGTAGGGGAGCTTGGTCCCCTTCGCAGTCATGGCCGCGAACTCCCGAAAAACGCTCGGGTTGTGGTCTTTGAGATAGGCGGCCTGCGCCTGGCTCTTCAGCGGCACGAAGCCGAGACTACACTACGTGACCATACGTAGCAATATGTATATGGTCACTGACCGGCGTCGGCCTTCTCGGCCCGGAGCCTGGCGCATTCCTGTGCCAACTGCGCCGAGACCTCGTCAGTCAGGTCCGTGACGCCGCTGCAGGTGCAGAACGGGCCATCGAGGATGCATCCCCATCCCACGAGGGGGGCGGGCGGCTGGGTAGGCGGCGCCACGATTGCCGAGCTCGGCTCGGGCGCCGGTGTGGCTTCTTCCCCACAGCCCAGGAGGGCGAGCAGCAGTATGGACCTACCAAGGATCTGACGCATTGTTTACCCCCGAGTCGACGAGTTTTCCGTAATCATCCTCACTGGCTGAGGCGACCATGGCCCTGATCTCGCGCTGGCGCTTCTCCCGGGGCGATAGCTCGTCCTCGGGGGGGTTGGCGTAGCCTTCGACCGCCCATAGTGCAGCTCTTAACGCGTCACAGAGGTTTTGTTTCCAGGTCGAGGCGTATTTGTTCCTGCCCACGGCCCGGGCCTTGGCGTCCCACGTCAAATACAGGAGGTCTTGCTCAAGCTTGGACCCCCGCTTGACCCACAGGGCCTTGCGGGCGAAGAGCTTGTTGACCCGCGGGATCTCGATGTCGAGATCCTTCATCGGCACGGGCTCGAGGCGGACGTTTCGGTCGCCCTCGATGACCAGATTCGCGGCCTTCTTGGCCGAGCCGTAGTCATAGAACAGGTCGAGGGGGTTCCACCGGGCGATCATGGGGTCGAGCCTAACCTCGGTGTCCTGCCAGTCTCCTCCGCGCCCCTTGCCCGAGTCGTCCTCGTCGACCACCCATGCTTCACCCTTCCCGGGGTTGTGGCCGAGCATGACCGCGGCTTCCGAGTCCCTGACTCCACCGGGGTCCAGGCCAAGCGCATAGCGATTACAGGGCGGTGCGTCCCCATCGAAGCCGTTGACGTCAGGGAAGTAGCGAAAGACGCGCAGGGCGTTGTCCAGGGCGGGCCAGAGCCCATCCCAGTGGCGGATGAAGTCGGGAGACTCGGCCCCAAGCTCCTCCATGGCCTTGGCGCGCTGCTCCGCGATGGCATCGGGGGGTAAGTGAGGGTTGTCACGCATGTGGCCGCGGTGCTGGCCGAAGGCTGCAGCCCGCTTGCCGTGGGTGATCTCCCACCAGAAGCCGATCCCCGAGACCCGGCCTGGGATGCCCATGGCCAGGATGCGCCCCCGGTAACGCATGAGGGCGGGGCGGACCATGCGGAAGATCTCCTCGAGGGCTTCCGCGTCGTTCGACTCGTCGCAGGTCAGCAGAGCCAGCTTGAGCCCCTGCAGCTTCTTCACCTCTGAGGGGCGGCCGGAGAAGATGTAGGCGATGCTCCCGTTGTCGAACTCGAGCCGGTCTTCGACTAGATGGGCGGGGATGTCGTACTTCTCGAGCAGGGTTTCGAAGTCGCGAAGCACGATCTTCTCGGCGTGCTCCTTGTCGAAGTCGATGAAGGCGGATTCGGAGCCGGGGATGCGGAGCCCCACGTCGACGTGCTCGACAGCGGCTAGCCAGGACTTGCCGAGCTGGCGGGTGCCCTCAAGCACCCGATCGGAGGTCGGGTCGTCGTGAACGGCGAGCTGCTGGGGGTCGAGGATGCTCCGAGGGTCCCATGGGAGCTTGGTGCGGCGCTGCAGTTCGCCCAGGAGACGCTTCTCTAGGCGCTTGTCGTGCGCCCTATTTCCCACGGGCTCTGACTGCGGCGAGGGCCGCTTTGATCTCCTCCTCGGTCATGTCTCCGAAGTCCGGCGGGGGCTCATGCGTCACGAGCGTTCGCCAGGTATTCGAGATCTCCCCGAGCGTCTGAATCTCGAGGGGCGTCAAATGCCCCTGCTGGGCGGCGATCTCGATCCGCCTCGACTGAACCGCTAGGGCATAGCGCATCCGCTTGTGGCTGGCGTCGAGGGAGTCGTCTAGGCCCTCGAGGTCGATGGGAGCCGGCTCCGCGGGCTGCATGACGTCCGGTACCCACTTCCCGCCGATCTTCTTCCAGCCCTTGCCGTGAACTTCGCTCATTCAGAACGCGCGCGCGCGAATGGCATACCTTTCGCGTCGCTTTTGTAAGCCCCACCTCTTGACACCTTCTCGGACTGTGGCCTCATGATCTGGCTTCGCCCTGCTCAGCCTTCCGAGCACTTCGGACGTTCTCGACAGGTACCAGATAGTTTCGGCCCTCGGTTCGGATCGCGAACCAGGCGCCATCGAGGTGGATGGACTTGACCGTGTGGCCATGGGGACCGAGGGGCTTTCCCACGGTAGCGCGGTCGGTTAGCTCCTCCATGTCGCGGATGTCGTGGACTGCGACGAGGCCGCCGAACTGGACGAAACCGTAGGGCTCGCCCTTGGACGGGGGCATCAGAACGGGGATTGGGAGCTTGTTCACGTTAGCCATTCGAGCACCCTCCCCCAGTTGTGTTTGACCGCGTAATGGTCCCGGGCGATGCCGCAGGCGGACGGGGAGCCGAGCACGATTGCTACATGTCGGCGGGGCTCGAGACCGATGTGCTTGGCGAGTTGCCGCCAGGCCCCGAAGCCTCGAAACTGTGGGCTCACGAACGCGAAGAGCACCGTCAGAGTGGGAATGCGCTCGTAGATGACCCACCCGCAGGGGACATCGGGGTCCTCAGCCGGAGCGATGACGTCGCATGACCAGCTATCGGGGAAGCCGGAAAGGATACGGCTCGCCACGATGCCCGCGGTATCTGGAGGGCAACCGTGGAGATAGCTATTGCGGCCGAGCTCAATGGCCAACGCGGCTCGGATGTAATCCAAGTCCTTGGCACCAGCCACCTGGATCGACCATTCACTTTCCGGGGTTCCTTGGGGCTGAGGGTTAGTAGGCATGCCATGACCATACACGTATGGTCACATATAGCAACCACCCTGAACGCATGCACCCGATTGACGGGCGGCCGAGCCCGGGGACACGCTTCGGCTCATGCGATACGTTATTCTGCTCGTGATGGTGATCAGCTGTGGCGGGAGATCGGGCGACGGTCTCGAGGGTACCAAGTGGGCGCTTACGACGGCCGACGGATGTGTCACTGGCGTGGCGTTCACCGCAGGGGCGTACAAATGGATCACGGCGTGTAGCCTCACCGATGGGAGTCCGGCTGCTGAGATCGAGGCGGGCGAGTATTCTACCGCGGGATCGAGCCTTACCCTCGTCATGCGGGAGGTGACCTGCCCCTCGACGGACTACGTCTCCGACACAGCTACCGCGGACTACACCGTCTCATCCTCGAGGCTGACGCTATCGACCGCGGCGGGGTTGCTGGTGTTTGCCCCACTAACGGCCCCGGGGAACGCCACAGCTATCACCTACGGCTGCTTTGACCCTGCCTCGATGGCCTTCACGGCGATGCCTTCCCACCCGTTCTAGGGCCCCCGGTCCAGGAGTAGGCGGCGCTCTCGAGGATGGCGTCGAGGGCATCGAGCCCGGCTCCCACCGACTTGTTAAACTCACACCGGGGGCATCCGCCGATGTGGCAGTCAAAGAATTCTGTCATCGCCCTCAGCAATACCCGGCGCTCCTCCCGCTCTGCTGGAGTAGGGGGGCGGCGAGGGTCGTGGGCTAAGCAGCGGCCCGATATCCATTGGTCGGGGCCGCAGGGAGGCGCGCCGGCGTCCCAGCAGCCGACTACGGCCTTTCGTGAGCATGGTCCACCATTGACCAGCGCGGTGCATTGGACGGCCAGTCCCTTCACCCACCTGTGACGGTGGGGGGTCATGGGCGGGCCTCCCAGTCGGTTCGCCACGTAGTGCAGTACGCAACGTCGTTCGGCGGCAGGAACGCCGTGTCGATGAGAATCCGACCCCACCACGGGGTTGACGTCGCGCGCGTGCATGGGCCGGAGTGCCACCAGCGGCAGCCACCGCACCACGTCTGACGCTCTCCTGTGCGCTCCTTCGCCAGCACGTCGTCTATTTCCTGCATGCTTCTCATGGGCGGGCCAACTTCGCGGCAAGATGAATCAGCCACCACAGCCACGCGACCTCCAGAACGCCCGCGATGAGCAGCAGCGCCTTGCCTAGCCGGCTCACGGCTTCACGTCCTCTGGGGGGAGAGCGCGGATGCGGCGGGCAAGATCAAGCGCGGCCAAACAGGGGGCGCACACGCAGTTGTCTCCCGGGTCGTCAGAGACGTGCAAGGCGGTACTCCGAACTAGCCTCGCGCATCTCTCGATGGTGTCGCTCTGGGCGGCGAGGATGGCGGCAGTCAGCGCGTTGCAAAGCACGCCGTGGACGTTGTCGGGCTTTTTACCGAAGAGACAGCGGCCATACGCATTCACGGCCTCATGTGCTCGCTCCCTCGCAGTCATAGCTTGCCGCCGACGGGGTTCGGATCAGCATCTGGGCCTTGCCCTGCACCCGGCGCAGGAGCGCCTTCCCGCAGAGCAGAGCGGGCGATTGAGAGGAGGAGGTCACGAAAGGCGGGTGGGGTAGCGCGGCGCTGCTTCTTCGACATGTTCTGGACGACGCCGGTGCGGCGGGCGCGTCGCCGTTCGGCTTCGGTTGTCGCCTCCCGCATGCGTCGCGTTCGTTCAAACGGAGCTCGGCCCCAAATCAACTCAGGAAGGAGCGGAAGCCCCATCCCGTCCATGGGCGCCCTCGCCAGCAGCCACGTCGCCTTTCGCGCGCGGTGCCCATAGTGCCCCTGTTCCACGCAACACGCCCAGAGATCGCGATACCCAACGCGACACCAACCTCCGGACCTTACCGGCTTCCTCAAGCCGAACGCGTCCCACGCCCTTGAGTCTGCCGGGTGTTCGAGCACTCCCCCAAACCTGGATAGCGCGGATAGCGCGGCCTGAAAGCAAGCGTCATCGTCCCCGAGTCGGCGCCCGCCCTTCGTCGCGCTCCGTCCCCACCTCTCACACGGCGGATGTGCCACCACTGGCCACGGTCCAGCGTATTTTCTTGCGTCCCGTTCTTCGTCCCACGGGTCGACGTTGGGTAACCCGTAGTACGCGCCACCCTTCTCGACGAACAGCGCGGCCACCGTCTCCTCCGTTCTGCGGGCAGGTGTAGGCTGGGTAAGGTACCGGCTCATGTAGGCTCTCCTCTACGAGTAGGGCCGCGCAACAACGCGCGCAACCAACAACGAAAGCAGACCCACAATCCGCCGCCCATGCAGTGGATGGCGTTGTCGCCCTTGCAGAAGCCGCACGGCTTGCTCATGTCCCACCGTCTCTACGAGTAGGGCCGAGGTCGGGACCGGCGAGGTCACCGAGTGGGTCTATGTTTGGACCGGCGAAGACTTCCCATTCGCCAAGTACTTGCTGCCTCCATGCGCGCATCCTGTCGTCGGTGATGCCGCGCAGAAACTCGATGCGCGCTCGAATCCATGCTGCCCTGGCACGGAGACGGGCGGCTCGGGCGTGGTACTGCCGGCCCGCTATCGTGTCGGTGCCCCATGCTTCGGCGTCCTTGGCGGCGTCGAGCAGTTCCTCTTCCAGCGTCGTCATCGGCTCGGCTCCGTTCCGCTCTTGGGGGTGGCAGGGGTGGTGCGACGAGGCTTTATCTCGGTAGCTTCAAAGGACGGCACTGGGACCACGTCGACCGTGAAGTGTTTGACGTTCGGTTCGCCGACGCTGCGCACGAGCACCTCGTAGGCAGCTTGATGGTCCGTCGCTGACCAGACGGATTCCACGAAGCACTCAGCCGCCGCGCGATGATCGAACGCTTCCACCGTCTTCGTCGCCTGCGGTTCTTCGATGTCCACGCATTCGAATCTCACGTCTTCTTCTCCTCTGCGGCAGGTGTGGCAGGGTATGGAACCAGCTCCCGTACCGGCTCTGGTACGGCTGGGGCGGGGTGGAGGGGGCGGCCCGCGTCGCGGCAGTCGGCAGAGCAAAACGAGTGTGTGACCGTGCTCCATCGCTGGAACGAATCGACGACAGGCCAAACCGTCCCGACTTCGTGCCCGCACCACGCCGCGCACGTCGGCCCATCGGCTGGCGCTGCCCCGGGAATCCATGGGCCGTTGATTGCGGGGATGACCTCGGGTGGCGCTCCCTGTACGGCTGCCACCCACTCATCGTGTCCAGGCTCTACGCAGGACAGGCGGCAGGCATGGGGCGCTCCCTGTACGGGGGTAGCCGGCCCACAGTCCGGGCAAGCTACTACCGTTTCTGTTTTGCCCGCGCTCACAAGGGTATAGGTAACCGTGTCTAACCCGCACTCGGCACACGCAGGAGTCTCTCTCCAGTTCTTGCCGTCAAATACGCGCGTTGTCCCCGGGGGAGCAGCCTGGGGGGAGGCTACGACCGCTTGTCTCGGTCCACGCCCTGGGTCGACGAAACGGGGCCGGTCAGCCTGGGGGGAGGCGTCGAGCGCCGGCAGGCCGAGCACCTCCCGGGCCTTGCGGCCTAGTGCCAGCCGTTCGCTAACGCCGAACGAGTAGAGCGGGTCGGCGAGGTTGGCAGCCCATCCCAGCGTCTCTCGGAGAGCGGCGACCTCGGCCCTTGCCTGGTCTCGCTCAGTCATAAACCGCTCGTCATTCTCTTCCTTGGCTCGCTTGTAGGCGTCGCGCTCATGCAGAGCATCGGCTAACGCGACAATCGCTTGCCCGTAGTTGTCGGCGCCCGCCACGCCCAGCGCAACAAGCCGAGCATTTCCCCCCTCCAACTCAGCTACCCGAGTACGGGCGGCGGTGAGGTCGGCGCGGGTCGTGTCCAGGTCCTTTGCCGTGGCGATGCGCCGGGCGCGCTCCTCGTAGAACTTGCGCCAGGCCACGGAATCCTCGAGTCGCTTCTCGTCGCTCATGGCTCTCCTTTGGCTGTGCCTGACGAGAGATTCTGAATCTGGGCCTTGCCCTTTCCCACGCTGCCTTCGGCAGCTTCCCGCAGAGCGGACGCCAGCGCGAGCGCTTGCTCGCGAGTGAACTCGCACTTGTACTTCATCTCGTCGTCCATGTAGCAGCGCACCTCGACAAACTCCCCGACTGCCTCGACCTGGACCAGATTGTGTTTGCTCATGCTGTCGCCTCCCTCGGATGCCCCGCATCGAACGCGTCGTTCGCTTCTCGAATTCTTTCCCGCATCCAAAGCCTCCGATACGGTTTCTCCCACTGCGAGAAAAGCCCCGAGTGGTCCGTCCACTGCCGATGCAGCTCCGAGCACATCGGCACTGAGTCTCGCTCGGGCGCCTTCAAGCCCATCCCCGTCATGTTTCGGTCGTGGCTCTGCTCTATCCGTCCCTGGCATACGTGGGAGGTCTGCCGGCGGCCGTACTCCACCGTGGAGAAGCTGCGGACCCCCACGCATTCCTGCTCGTGGATCCACTCCTGGTACGCCTTCTCCTCGGGGGTTTGCTTGGAGATTCTGCGGGGGGACTTTCGGCGGATATAGGACCGGCGAAGGCTCACCACTTCACCGCCGGTGGCCAGGGCAGCGCCTTGGCGAGTTCTCGTAAGGCGTCCTCGGCCGTGAAGCCCTCGCCAAGCTCGTACGTGGGCTCACCGTCGGCCGGCTTGATGAACCTGACGACGTCCTTGACCTCTCCTTCGCGGAGAGCCCGGAGTAGCCAGTCCGAACCGAAACCCGCCGACTTCAAGGCGCCCTCCGTGGCGGTCGCCGCACGCCCTTGGGGTCCTCGGCCTCGAGCAGCTCGGCTAGGAGCTCCGCGACGGTCTCCACGTCTTCCCCTGTCTCTTCGGCTACGACTTCGACGAGTACAGCCGCGCTCACCATTCGACACCTCGCCGAATCTCCGCGAACGTGTCGATTCCACCGATGCAGTTGTTGCAGGGGAGGAGTAGCCCACAGCGACACCGGGGCAGCGTTGTAGTGGGCTCCAGACGCTCCCGTTCGAGCCCTGCGATGCGTTTGAGGTTCCCGAGGTGCGCGGCCTCGCTCTTGGTCAGGAAGCGCTCCAGGGGCTTCCCAATGCGTTGCTGGTTGTAGTGCCCGGAGCACATGCCCTTGGACCGGGGGAGCTTGGTGCAGCCCTCGAAGCTGCATAGAACCCCCTCGGCCTTCGCGGCATGGCGCCGGCGGTTCAGCCTGGCGGCGTCATCGTTGCGACAGGACTGGCAAGAGAAATACCGGCCAACGTACTCCCCCAGCTTCTCGGCGCAGCGGACACACCGGCCCTGGTTCTTGAGGCGGAAGACCCGGGCGGCCTGGTTCTCGGCTCCCATGGGCATCAGGCCACCTCCTCGTCGCGCTCGGGCGGAAGACGCGGATCGGGCGGATATGCCTTCATCTCGGCGAGCGCCTTGAGCAACTCCGTCCCACCCCCAGCCGAAGTCTTGAGCGTGGGGAGCGTGCCGGCGCTTGCCTCTTCGGCATACCGCTGCCAGTGCGCGAGCTCGGCCACGGCCTGCTGATAGTCCCCGCGGACGACGATCGCGGCCTTCACCCACGCCTCCTGTAGCTTCTTGTCCAGCCCCTCGAATTCGCTCTTGTTCAGGAGGCCATCGAGGCGGGCGCGCTTGAGGCGGGCCGCGGTGGCCTGGAGATCGTCCCGGGCCTCCCGCACGTTGTCGAGCATGATGGACGCCAACTCTCGCCCCTTCGCGATGGGGACCGTGGTTCCCCCAACAGCCCGGGCGTCGATGGTGCCATCGGCCTGTCCTCGCCTCCGAGCGTCCGAATTGGCCTCGAACCAGCCCTCGGCCGTGCGGTCGAAGTAGTAGCTTCGGCCGTACCGCTGGATCAGTTGCTTCGCCGCTGTCTCGTTCATTCGTCGTCTCCAAAGGCAAGGCTGGCCATTCGGTCGAGATGCCGGTCTTCGCGCTCCTGCTCGGCGCGTACGGCGAAGCTGGTAGCCGGCCTGACCTCGGCCTTCCTGGTGGCGAACTCAGAGGGGTCCGGCTCGGTCTCCCACCCCTTGTCGTTGAGCCAAGTCGAGAGGTTCTGCATGAACCCCCGTTGCCACGAATCGGTGCGCATCCGGAGCTGGTAACGCTCGACGGTGAAAATCGGGTCGGGCTTGAATTTCACCCACGCTTTAAATGCGGGTGATTTATTCCCCTTGCGGGGCTTGCAACCTGTCCAGATAGCTTCGAAGTCCGCGGGGTAATCCTCGCCGGGACGGCCTCTACGCGCCCGCGTCTGAGGCTTCGAAGAAGCCTTCTGGTCTGAATCCGGAAGGGGGATCAATCCCAGAGCAGAACCCCCCTTTCCCCCCAACTGCTGGGCAACGGCAATCGCCGTTAGATCGCCGTTGTGGGCAACGTCAGTTGCCGTTGCCGGCAACCATCTGTCGACCTTTTCACTCGTCCTCGTCCAGAAGCGCCCATCGGCCTCGCAGCGGCGCAATCTGAGTTTGGCCCCCGAGCTATGATCTTCGGTCTTAACCACGGTCGTTTTCCGTTGGCACCTGGGGCACAACACGACTACAGGGCGACCCCACGGGGGCTGATGAACATCTCGACTTGGTTGCTCGAGCGAAGGTCATGCTCCGCGCACACCCCGCACTCCTCCTGGTCCACCTCGTCGAACCAGTACCGCCAGCCCGGGGAGGGCTTGGGAGCTACGCGACGGCAGGGCATCCACGCGCACCGAAAGGTCATGAGCCGAGCTCGCGCTTAAGGGCCTTGTCGGTGGCGCGGCAGACCGCCCGCATGATGAGCGTGCCGGGGTCGATGCCGAGCACGCGCGCCCGGTTCTTGATGTGGTCGCGGATCAAGTCCGGCAGGCGAACCGTCATCCGGACCATACCCGTCGGCTTCATCGGCCCACCTGGCTTTGCTCGTACTCCACGAAGGCTCGCCAGGCGTCGGCTACGTCGATGTCGTCACCTACCCAACCCGTCCCGCACGCTGGGCACTTCAGGTTCGCGTCGTCAGGACCATGCCAGCGTCCGCGCTCCACGCCGCATTCGCTGTTGACGGGCGTCCCGCACCCAGCCCCACACTCGGGGCAATCCGGCGCCTCGGTGGCCATCTAGTTCCACTCCCGTGGCTTGAGCTCTCGGATCAACTTGCGCAAACGGCGAAGCAAGCGGTCTCCTTTGGGTCCTAAGAGGTCGGCGGCGGTCATGAGCTTGGTGGGCTTCATCAGTCATTCCTCTGTCGGTAGCGGGCCGCTGCTTCTTCCTGCTCGCGGCGCTTGTCCGCGCACCAACTCCCGTCGCACTTGGGGTTCTCGCAATAGGCCGCGCCCTGGCGAAAGAAGCCCTTACAGCCGCACTTGCATGGCCCCTCCTCGACATGATCCTCGCGGTCGTGGCTGCAGCAGTCGCATTGAATGCTGTGGGACTTCAAAGCCCTACTCCAAGGGCCAGCCCCGCCAGGACAAAGGCGAGGGTCCCCACGATGCCCACGAGAGCCAGGGCCCCTAGCCACCCCGGGGGTTCAGGAGAGAGGAAGGCGTCGAGGCGGATTGGGCGGCGGCTCACGACCGCATCGCCTTCGCCACGGGGGCAGCAAACGCCCCCAGGACCCTCACCAAGGCAGCCCGTACCCGGGAGGGGGTGACGCCGCGCTTGCCCTTCCGGCTTACTGCGTTAGGCTGTCGGACCCTGCCACGCTTTCGGATGAAATCACGCATCGGCGCGCCTCCTGTTCCCGAGTCCCGCCCGCAGCGGACAGTCCGCAGTTGTGACGCTGTCGGGCGGGTCACAGCTGCGGACGGGACTCCGATTCAGGATCAACAGCGTCACGATGATCTTTGTACTCCCGTCGAAATCGAGACGTCAAGCTTTCGCGCGCCCACCCGTTCACTTTTTTGCGCGGGGCGTCGGTCCATCAGCAGCGCCATGGCCAGCGCGCCGTCCGCCCGCGCCCGGTGCATGTAGCGCGCGGTGGTCGCCAACGAAGCGTGGTTGAGGGCGTCTCGGATCGCCGTCGGTGAGGCTCCGCGAGAGTCGGCGATCGAAGCGAACGTATGGCGACAATCGTGGCACAGAAGCTTCACGTCCCCCTCGGCCACGACCGCGTCAAGACCCGCATCTTCGGCAGCTCGCCGAAACCAACGGCGGATGGTGCAGGGGTTGTAGCGGCGGTCCCGCGAGGGGTTGGTGAACACGTACGGGCAGCCGATGGATCTGGGGAGGGCTTCGAGGGCGGCCAGGGCCGAGGCCGGGAGCGCGACGACGTGCCGGGTCCGGGTCTTCGTGCTCCGCGCGTTCAAGATCACGACCCCGAGCGGCGAGATGCGGTCCCACCGCAAGGACATGATCTCCCCCATCCGCATGCCGGTCCCCACCGCGATGAGGATCCACGCCGTCAGGAACGGATCCTCCCGGGCCGCGCAGAGCAGCTGGTCCACCTGGCCGGCGGTGAGCCACGTCTCCCGGGCCGAGATGGCCGCCTCCCGCTTCGCGCCTTCGAGCGGGTTCACGCGGATCAATTCTCGGGACACGGCCCACTTGAACAGCTGCTTGGCCCGGGCGAGCTCCAGGTTAAGCGTGGCGCCGCACGGAGGCCGCCCCAGCCGCGTCACCTCCGCTGTTCGTAGCTTCCGGTGGGCGTCCCAGGCCGAGACGCCGATCGCCTCGCAGGGCTCACGCCAGTAGCGCACGACGAACGGGCGCAGAAGGCCCCGCACTAGCGTCCACGCGCGGTCATGAGGGCGCGACCGACGGAACCGCATGTAGACCTGTCCGACCGTCTGACACGTGCTATCTCGCGTCACATCCAGGCCGCGCAACTCCGCTCCGAGTACGGCAAGCGCCGCCTCGATCTTGTGTCGGTCCATGGCACCCTTTCGCCCATTCCCCCATGGGCGGGGTCCTTCGGTTGGGTCCTTCTGCGACCTAAGCGGTAACGGTCGGCGCCTCGAACAAGTGAAAGACGAGCGCGCCGAGTTGGATCGTGCCCACGTAGCGGCCCGTCCCATCTGCCGGGTGCCCGGTGCCGCGCCACTGGAATGCGCGGGGAGCCATCGCGGCCCGCTCGTTGATGCGGGCCCAGATGCACGGGAAGCCGCGCTGTTCCTGGACGCAAAGAATCTCCGCGCCGACGGGCATAGGGATCGAGATCTCTTCCGTGATGCCGATGGCGTATTTGAAGATGGTCACTTCAGCCTCCTAGCTTCCTCCATCCGCTCCCTCTGGTAGGCAGCAGCCTCCCCTCCCCGGAAGTCTTCGCCGTCAGGCTCTGGTGGCTCGTCGCGGAAGCGGTCGCAGATGACCACCTTTCCCTGGTCGAAACAGGCGTCGCAGTCGTCCTCCCCACTTGTGCCCGTGTGCTGCTCGGCCGTGTGCCCGCAGTAGATGCAGAGGTCGTCGATCATCTCGGTGGCACCAGCCCCTTCTCTCGGGCCGCCTCCAGCGCGTAATCGTAGTCGTCGGGGCCCTTCGCCCGCGCGAGGAGAAGCTGTAGCGCCGTCGCCCCTGCTGCCTTGTCGAGCTGGTCGAGCCGATCGACGCCGAAAAGCTCGGGACACCATTGCATCTCGTCGAAGTCCTGATCCATGAGCTTCGTGCGAAGGTCAGCGACCTCGATTGCGGAGAGCTTCGAGGACTCGGCCCGCGAGAAGCCTTGAGGCATCGCCCCGATGTCGATGGGCTCGGCTGCCCGCGCTCCCTGCTGGTCGATCTTCGCCTTGTACCGGCCGATCAGGTTCATGATCTGCGCGTCGCTCAAATCCTTGCTCGAGCTGATGGGCTTCCCGTCGCAGTCCTTGAAGGCCGCGAGCTGGACGTGATACGCGCAGCGCTTCGGGGGCGAGCAGGGGTTCTTGTCCCCGCACACGACGAGCCCCCCGACCTTCCCCCGCAAGATGTGCAGCAACTTCACCTGCTCGGCTGAGGCGAAGGTGCCGTCATGGGCGACCGTGTTCGCCTTGGGGGGCTTAGGACTGGTCGTCGAAACCGGCTTCTGACTCGGAGCAGGTTGGCCAGTGACCGCGGGTTTGACCGCAGTACCGGCATCCCCTTTTGGGCCGGGGGGCGCGTACTCCTCGCGCGGCTCGGGAGGCGTCGCCTGCGCCATCTCCTCGGCCGTGTACGCCCCCGACAGCTCGTTGGGGAACGCGCGACGCAGCGCTAGCGATTCGGCGCACTTCGCCAGCATCAGCGGCCCCATCCGGCCCCACATCGCCGTGGGATTGCCCTCCTTGTTCGTCTGCTTGTACTGGTCCCAAGTCGCCACGCCCCACAGCGGCTCCTTGAAGTCGTTGCGCAGGACGGCCACCTTCGCGGCGGCGGGCGGCTCCTTCGATAGCCACACCTCCAGCCATTCTTTCCCGTCCGCGCTCCACAGCGGCCCGAGCTGGCCCGCGTACTTCCCCGTACGCTCGGCGACGAGACGGAAGCCATCGATCGAGACCTGGATCGACATGACCTCCCGTCGCTCGCGCGAGTCCCAGCGCTTGACCGCGAACACCTGGCGGGCAAAGGGGTCGAGGCCGAGCCGCTGCGCCGTCTGGACGAACATGGAAAGCTCGTCGTCGGTGGCGCCCTTGCAGATGGTGCGCTTGACGAGGGCAACTTGGTCCTCGCTGAGGTTGCCGCCCGTCGGGCGCGTGGCGATGTCGGTGACGGTCATCGGATCCTCCTTCGGTCAATATCGAACTCGGCCAGCAGAACGGTGGCGATGTTGCGGGCGGCGGCCTCCACCCAATCGGGCGTGGGCGTCATATCGCCCGCGATGACCTGAGTCGTCAGCGCGGCGCGCACGACGTCGGTGAGCTGCTCCCCTAGGGGGCGGGGGAGGCCGTCGACGGGCTCGGCAGACGGGAGGCCCGCCACGCGCTCAGCGCCGAACAGACGGTCAGCGGGAAGGCATGCCGTACAGATGCGCGTGCCAGTGAGGTAGGCCCCGGGACCGTGAGAGCAAGAGGCCTCGAGGCGGGGAAACGATACGTCAGCCATGATGAATCACCTCCGTTACGTCGCGCTCGCCCGAGCCATTGCACGTAGCGCACGTCGTGTACTCGAGACCCTTCCCCGCATGACCGCCGAAGCCGTCACAGTCCGGGCAGGCATTCGGATCGGCCGCGTCGTCGAGGGCCTGCTCGTGCTCATCCGCGCTGAGGTCGTGGTACGTGAGGCTGCCCATGTCCCGGCCGCCCACTAGCGCACCCACTCGATCTTGACCGCGCGCCGCTCCCCGTCGCCGATGGTCCACCAGACCCACGCCCAGCGGATCGAACCGTCCGCGTGCTGGGCCTGCTCGAACACCCTGACCGATCGCGCCCCGAAGCTCACGACGCCACCGCCTGCATCGTCAACTCGTACTTGAGGCGGTTGACGTCCGCGAGGCCGGCGAGGCGCAGGCGGAACCGGCGAACAGCGAGGGGACGGGAGGCCGGGCGGCGGAAGGTCGGTTGGGTCTTTGTCGTTTCCATGTGCCTACTCTACACTTACTCCACACTGTGTCCACACACAATCGACATGGCTAACGCAATCTCGGACACGGCGCGTTAAGCCTTCGGTATGACCCGACGCCAGGCAGTCAGCGGCACGCCATACAACTCCCGGAGGGCTTCGGCCGCGTCCCCTGGGATACCTCGCGCGTTGTCGTCATCGGCGGGCTTGACCCACGACAGCAGCGACGACAGTGGAACCTTGCGCCGCAACTTCCGGGCAAGTTCAAGCGCGACCTCGGAGAAGGTCAGCCCCCGCTTCTCCATGGTCTGCACGAAGCGGTGGGCGCGCACGGCTTCGGTGATCCGGGCCTTGCTTCGGAGTCGGTTGGACGAAAGAACAATGGACGGCATCTCGGGAAGTGTGCTAGGAATGTGTGGAGATGTCAATCCCCCCAGCGGAAAGAACCCTTCTCGTAACGCCCGGTCTTCCTCGTCTGTGGGCTCGGCCCCTTGGAGGGCAATCTCCAGGTATCGACGGGCTCCGATTCCAGACTGGCGCCCGAAGGCTTCGAGGATGGCGATGGCTGACCAGTGGAGCGCGGGTGGCTTCATCGGGCGGGAAGCTAACACCGTGAAGCGTTGCCCGTCGATGTCGCCGCTGGGCTCGCCGAACCGTGGCCAGACGCGAGCCCCGTGGAAGGAGATGACCGCGCGTCGCTCCCTGCCCTGCTCCCATGAAGCTGGTCACGCGGGCCCCCACGAAGCTGAGGATCGCATCGCGGAATGGCCGAACACGTCCCCCGCCGAAGCCTCCCGGCTCATCATCGAGGAGCGCCAGGCCCACGGCCGAGCCTCGAGAAGGCTCCGCTTGTGGGGTTCAGGTAAGGTACGAGCGAGGGAGGTTCTAGAGGCTGTGAGGGAGTGGGAGGGGATAGCTACAAAGCTGGAGGAGGCTGGAAAATGAGGGACAAAGAGATAGGGGCCTTACCGTCCACGCCGAAGACGGCTTCCCCACAGAGCAGAGTGGGAGAGCGGTGGTCATGGGTGTCGCCGTACCTCAAGCATCATTGGGCCAAGGACTTCACCGTCGGCGGGCTGCACTTCGAGGGCGGAGAGCCGATGGGCTGGGACGTCGAGGGACACCCCGGGGAATGGTTTCGCTTCTCATCGTTCACCGACGGCACGCTCGAACCGCTCGGCCCCTCTACGGCGCCTATAGCGCCTCCCCTGGAGCCCGACACCATCTCGGGGTACGCTTCCCGGCAAGTGACGCCAAGGACTCCAGACGCTGAGTCGTCGCCCGTGACTCTGCTGGAGTTCGGCGCAGTCCCTTCTCCTGGGGTAGCGCCGGGAGATTTGGCATTTGGCCCCGGTTCGCGCGATGACTCGGCGATGCCGAACAAGTGCGAGTGGAATATCCACAACGGGATGCGTCCGTGTGGCGCGTCCGATTGCATTCATCTGG